CAATGGTAGAATTCCAGCCTTCCAAGCTGGCAGCGTGGGTTCGATTCCCATCACCCGCTCCATGAATTGTTAATTGTCAGCTTTGTGGACAATGCTAGGAGCGTATGTATAAAAAGTTGAAATGCATGAATCTCAGTATTGCTAAAATGAGGGTCGTGTTCTAGGGTAGTTTATGTTGAAATTTATAGTAACAAATGGCATCAAACAGAACCTCTTCGGCGTTGTCGGAGAGAATTTATCAGTATTACACGTTAAACTTTTCGAAACTGCTTTTTGTGTTCTTCAACTATTTCAGAACATGACCTAAAATGAGTATGGTTAATTTGTAAAAAATTATTTTCGTCGTTAGCGATTGGAATAAAAAACTTAATATACCTTCTCCGGTGTCTCCGGAGAAAGTATCTATCTATATTTTGTAATGCCATAAATTATACAGTAGAATACCATGGCTTTCTAAACTGTTTTGAAAAGAAATTTATCATCTTTCAGAAGGCTAGAGATATTATCTTTGTGCTTTTGCCAGAGATCCAATGCTAGAGATTTTGTATAAGGATTGCTTATATATTGATTTTCAGGATCAAGATCATCTTTTATAGATGTGCATAATACATATTTGTAGAAACTTAATGCTGCTGCTGCAGAATTTAATTTTTCAGTGTTTTCCTGTTCTGATACTCCATCTCTAAGTTGAGACTTTATTTCTGATATAGAATCCTCGCAAATATATATCCATGAATTTACTTGTGGTTCAGATAATCCTGATAATTGCGAGAATCGTTTAATAACATCTGCTATATCAAACATTATTATGCAGTTGTAACTATTTTTAGAGATTTACAAGCGTTAGAGAAAATTTTGGAGAATCCTGCAGTAACACTGATTGCTGCTTTCTCTAGTTGTCTATCTATAACTTTGTCATAATCTATTGTTACATCTCCTGATTGAATCATTTGAATAGCACATTCTTTATCTAATCCAATAATAGTATTAGTACCTGCTGAGTTGCTACAGATTAATTTAGCTCCAACAGGAGTAATATCTTTACCTGTTCCCTGGAAATTCAATCCTGCATTAGAATCTCTCATTTCATCAAGAGCTAAAATTTGTCTTGCTACATCATAAGTTGTTATTATGACATTCATATGATAAGGCTTTATAGATGCCCACAATTGTAATAGTTCTGCATAAGAAACACTTTGAATATTAGTAGGAGTTAAATTTGATTTAATAACTGTTATAGCATCTTCAAGCTGTTCATTAACTATATCTGCTCCTATTTTTCTGAGAATAACCGCTAAAACATCCAAATTTTGAAATCTTAATGCCTCATAAGTTGATGATAATACTCGTCCATGCTTTAATAAATGAACCAAGTTCGAATTGGTAGTAACTGATACAGATGGAAGTGTTCCTCCTTCAGAAATCGGATAAGCTTCTAAGTTACTCGTACTTTTCTTTTTGCTTGTACTAGATTCCAAATTAGAAGTAATAGTTCTATAATCTATTCCGTCAATAGTAGTTCTTGCAGCGGTAATATATGGTAAAACATCATTAGAATGAATTCCTTGTTTTACCGCTCTTGCTATAAATTCGGGAAACAATACAGAAGAATCTGCAGAAGAGAAAAATTTTTCAACAGTATCGCATCTTGGACCACTTACCTTAATACCAAATCTTTTAAGTTGCCGCTGATAAGCATCTAATCCCTCTAAGTTTGTTCCTTTATATTTTTCTGAAGGATCTAATTCCTCTAACACATTTGTGAAACTTTTATTACAAACATTATACATTCCTTTTTCAAGCTTTATATTATCAAAATCCATTTTATTCTCCTTAAATTTTAAATTCTGAATGCCTATATGAGTCTTCATGATTCTCTGTCGCAAGTTGTGATTTAACTAAAGAAAAAGATTTACCATTAAATATTTTCTGTAATTTTTGTAAATCGTTGAAATTAAGAGAATCAATCATTTTTTCTATTACTGAATTCTCAATTTGAGGTTCTAAAAATGAAAAATATTTTAAAACTTCATCTCGCAATTCAGTAACATAATTTTGTCCTATTTTTACATCATTTTCTATTTTTTGAACTTTTCTAAACAGATCTTGCATTCCTTTCTTATTAAATTCAGATTTCATTTTTTCTATTATGTCAAAACAATTTTCAGATTTATTATTCGAAGAGTTCTTTATTACTCCTGCAGAAACTTGAGCAGGAATAGCTACAAATGACCATTCATAAGCATCTAAAGGATTGTCCAATATATAATGACATAATACTTCCTTCCCATCTACGAGATATTTTTTACCTTTTTTATGAATACAAGAATTTGAATTTCTTCCACATATATTACAAATATTATTTTCAACGAGACATCTAATACTTACTTCTTTTTTTATTCCTGAATCTATTTCTAAAATTATATCTTCACTGCTTTTCGTTCTAGGAATATAAGCTTTTGCTAAAAGTCTAGAATATATTTCTCCTAATGAATTATTCTTTTTTAAAGATTCAGTTCTACATGAAAATATCCTTGCTAATTGATTTTTAGATTTTGCATCATGATCAAAAATTCCTGTTTTTCCAACAAAAAGATTAGATAACTTTTCCAATGATTCATTTGTGAATCTTTCATAATCTCTGTCTATTTCGTTATCACAAAGAATCATAGAAAATACATATACTTCATCTTTTTTTAATTCTCTTTTTGTAAATTTGTTTATTAACTTTATATCTTCATCAGAAACATTTTCTGGAGCAGGAATAACAAGTCCTTCTTTCATATCAATTCTCCTTTGATTCATTTTTTAATTCTATTTCTCGAGCTTTTGCCTTTAACAATCGAGTATTTGCTAATCTTAATTCATCTTTTAAGTTTATAGAACACCATTTTATTTCAAAATTTAAATCTAATCTTTTAAATTGCATCCACATATTGCAAATTTTGTTTATGACAGGATTCAATATCCTCCTATAAGATTCTAGTTCACTGTTTAGAATTTCCAATTGTTGTACTGACATTGATTCTGTGGTGCTCCATGAAAGACCTAATAAAAATGGAGGAATAGAAAGTTTGCTAACTATTTGTTCTAAAATTTGTCTTACAGGAGTCTTGCTATCAAGAACCTGATTGTCTGCTCCTATAACCTTTATATCTACATCTCCTATTGCTATGAAATCTGTAGGAGTTTCACTTTTCATAGCTTTGCTCCATTCAGATGCAATATTCTCTGCTCTTTCTTTTGTATACATTTGTTCACTTGCATCTTTAGGAGGACTATAAGTTACTGCAAATCTTGCATTTCCTACTCTTTCCCAATTGTTTCCTATACTTGCAAAGATTTTTAATAAAATTCCACTGACAAAGGGCAATCCTTTTAAAATAGAATTTCCATATAAACTTTCAGGATCAGGATTTAATACTGATATTGCTATTAGTTCAGGATACTTTATTTCTTT